TTTTGATTTTGTAATTTTGTATTTATTGAAACTTAAGATTGATAATTTTAAGTTTTTGTATATGCGAATATTACAAATCCGACGTTCTCGTCTACTCAAACCAGACAACTCTACGCGGGTGACCAGCCCTTTAAAACAACAAGGTTACGTAAGTTCCCAGACATTCACCTTTCAAACTATGATCGATTGCACGTACGCTTTCCATAGAAGGTGGGTAGTCAGTTTGAGCCACATATTTAAATGATAAGTGTTTGTAATACCCATGGTCAATTGCCATGTTTGTCTACTCTACAATACTTAAAATCCATTGCTTATATTATATAGGTTACTCCTAATGGCCTTAATTATATAATACACCAAAAGCTTCAAGGTTTTTATTTTTATTATAATAAGTGAGTATAGTGATAAATATAAATGTACAAATGAGCATCAAAACAAAATAATATATTTTCAAAATATTATCTTTTAATTGTGGGAAAATATAATATTTTCTCTTTTTGCTCAACTTGTACAGTCAAAATTGCTCACGTGGCAGGGGTCGCGAATCCCTCAATTACAATTTGCAATGTTGCTTTCTATTGTTTTCAATAACCCTTAATTGACCAAGGTTGGCTTTGAGTTTTGCATTGTACTCAACCAATTCATCAATGGTTGTGGACATATCATATTTGACGTGCATAATTTCCACATTAAGGTCAGCAGTAAGATTAGAAATAGTATAATTAATATTAAACATCTCTTTAATAATGTTAATACTTCTGCTCTGCAGATCCCTGCATGTGTCACAGGTTTCTGGTGTATGTATCTGAACTTTGGGTTGTGTTGACACATTTTGTTGATTATTGAATTGTGATACGGCTTCAAAAAACATTGCTTTATGGACTCTTGTTTTCAATTTTTCTGGATTGGATTCATAATAGTCAATTAATGCTTTCCAGTCAGTATTAGGTTTCTCCATAGTAATTGTGTTGGCCACGAAGGGTTTTAATAACGCCTTCTAAATGACGGTGCAGTCCATGTAGAATATTGCACACTGTCATTTGTTCGAGGTCCCATATGATTTCTTTGTTGTATTTGTCTTGTTCTTCTTGATTGATTCACTATTTCATATCTAACAGGTTGGACATTCTGATATCCTTGAACTAATTTTGGGCCTCTTGCTTTAATTGTTTTTGGTTTCTTTGGTTTCTTAACTTTTTGTTTCTGTGGTTGAGGTTTAGAAACTTCAAAAGTAACAGGTTGTACTTGTTCAACAACAACAGGTTGTGGATTATGTGCTTGAACTACTTGTGGTGTTCTGGATTGTAAATAATTTGTTGTTATACCTAAAGGAATGGCTGGTCTATCATCTACAGCATCAATAACCAAATCTGAAATTGCACCAACTCCTCCAGCTATTGCTCCAATAGGGCCTGGTATGAATGATGCAGCTTTGGCTACTTTTGACACAACTCCTGCAATTCCTGCAATCCAGTCTCCAAAACCATTTGCTCCGACTTCAACACCTGGTGGCATTTCTCGAGCAATTTTTGAATAAAGTTTTAGAGCTTCAGCATCATAAGTTGAACTAGGACGTGATAATGTAGCTAAGTCACTGTTCAAATCATCAGCAAACCTTTCAACAACATAAACTGCATCTACTACAAGTTTAGTGGAAGGATCTAGTCCTGTAAAGAACGCTCCTTGCATTGTGAAAGGTGTTTCAATATTTACTGCTAATGGTGTTGTTATTAAATTGTTAGCACCTGTTTTTGAAATTGGTGTTGCCCATAATGTTCCATCATCGTCATAAGAAGAATGTTGATAAAAATTTAATTGACTAGGTAAATTGTCAGGATTTGCCATAATTGGAACAACATAAGCTCCTTTCTTTGCTTCCCATGTTCTTGAGCCAGGTAACAAAGTAGCTTCACTAACTGTTTCAGGAGGACCATCTAAACTTAACCATTCGCATGTGTTTGGGATACAGGCAGTGCTGCCATCTAATGTATCGACCATTACTGCTACTCTTGCGCCTTCATCTTTTATTCTAGGATTTCTCCATACTGTGACTGCTCCAGAAACATTGAGTTCATTAGTAACATTATGAATTTCTATTCCTTGTGCTACAACTCTAGTATCTGTCTCATTAAAGAAGTCAATGGGTAATCCTAATGTAGGGGCTGGTGCAGTTACATGTGTTAATGATGAACCCGTTGGACCTTGTCTAACAACGACTCCTCCTCTATATGCTGTTCCTGTTTGTCCTGTCTTTTGAAATATATTTCCTACTGATTGTGTTTCGGACAAAGCATTTTGGACAGGTGCGGTGTCCATAAATATGTTGCAATCCCATGTATTAGTACCTTGAGATGAAACGACAGTGTATTTTTGTCTAACGACCTGGACGCATGACGGCGCCATAATTTGATCGGGGTATCCTTCAGGTGGGATGGCCATGTCCTTGAACGGATCAACAGCCAATTCTAACCACCTTTGGGCTGATTTGGATATTCCCAATTTTCTGCATGATTTGTTAATAACATTTTCAGATGATACAATCTGTTTGTTCATGGTTAGAATAAAATAAACTTGGCGGGTCTACCTTATTCCTGGTATACCCGTGCCCTCTAGGATTTCAGTTTGGTGTGTTTATTTTGGACACCACTAATAATCATAATGTACAGTTTGAGGGTCAATATTATATTTAGTTTTAACATCCCTGCCCATGTGGAACATGTTTATTCTATAGCAGTCCTGAGAAAACTTAATATTAATTGAATAATGTGAATAATAATCAATCCATGACCAATGCATGTATGGTAATAATAATGGATAATTGATTGGAGACAAATCTTTTTTATTGTCAAGATAAGTTTCAAAATCAACCTGTAATGTTATTGGTATTTTGTATAATTCTTCTACTAATGCTCTTGTTTTATCATCAATGCAGACTTTTAATAATTCTTGTAAATCAAATCTTTCTATAACCTCATTCATAAAATCTCTATCATAACTATTGGTATATTTCTTTCTAATTGTTTCTTTTAAATAATCATCATCAATTTGTTGTGTGATTCTCAAAGCGTATAAAGCTAAATTCCTTAGCATAGGACAGCCTGGGTAAGTATATAACATTGACAAACCCTTTGCTCTTAATAATGCTAATTTTACTTTCGCACTTGCACTTAAATACTGTGATGTGGAATAACCAAAACACACGAGCGCTTCCAATGGATTGACTACATTATGTTTTACTTCTTCATGAAACACATTGCCGCAAAAAGATGCAGTTGACAAAGATCTAGGGATTTCTAACTTAACAATAGCCCCTAATCTTCGGAAAAAATCAGCAGTAGGTATGGCTTTATCCACCCCTGTTAAGCTGTCATCTCCTTCCACTCCCATTTCTACAATTTTATTTCCAAACTCTTCACATGCAAACTCTGTTAATAATACATTGATAAATCCGTTACCACATGAAGTGTTCATTTCTCCACTCTTCCTTTTTGCTTTGAGTTTTAATTCCCAATTTCTCCATATTAATTTTTGATTTGACATAATGACTCGTGTAAAATGGTCATGTATGCGTTTTTGATGTTTATTATTTTGCAACAAATAATCATATAACATCAACTCTAATCTTAAAATTTTTGGTACAAACATAGCTTCAAATTGTGAGAAGTCATTACAAAACAATAATTTTAAATCTTTTAGTTTGTCATGCAACCATTGTGGACGTTCATTTACTGGAACTTTCTTTATAAACCATTTTTTATGAAATAATATATCTCCAAATTTTTTAAAAAATGGTCCCACTTCACACTTAAATTCATCTACAGTACTCATTATATTTCGCACATGTTTGTATTCAGGATATGCTTCATCTTTAACGAAGCATTTAGCATCATATTTTATCTTCTTATGTTTTGACTCTTCATAAACTCTAATTAATTCGTCTTTTCTATATTTAGGATAATTAGTACTTTCAATCCATTCGTCAAAGTCAAAGTCTTCATCAACGGCAAAAATGTCTTCCGAGAAATGTTTTATTATGAATCTCTTGGTAAACCTAACTAATTTTTGATAAAGACTTTTATCTATCGTTGGCATATCGGCACCCACTCTTTTAACTGCAGCAGCAATTTGACTTGGTCCATGATATAGGTCCGGGACAGGACATGTTGCACCTACGAAATGACATCCTAATGATACTCTTACAGGTTTACGTTTATTGTAGTAAAACCCTGGTCTTATTTGTGTCACCTTGAATGATTTATCAGGTAATTCATTATTCTTTAGAATTACACCAACTTCCGCAGGTCGATAACCGTACAACACTAAATCTGCCCCAGGGTCCGAAAATCCTCGAAACCCTGTTCAGCTTGCTCTTCAAAATTATAATAATATAAATGTTTCAGTAATTCAATGGTATCGTCATACACATTCCGTCCTTTTATTGCCAGACTTCTAGGTATATTGATAAACGAAGAATTACCTACTGCAGTTGTAACTACTGGTATTATCTTTTCTTTGGGTAAATACTTTGATGTTAATCTACATGTATAATAGTTATTTACCAGAGTTTGAGAGACAATTATTTTTCTTTCATTAATTTTTCCTTTTAGTGATACTTGAACAACAACATATTTGGTCAATTCTGGATCTACAAATTTAATTGGTCCATGGCTGTGTAAATTCAATCTTACATCATAATTTTTCACTTTTCTACATGAATACCGTGTTGTTGGATAAAATATGGTATAAAAATTTTCTTTTCTATATTTCTTATATAATAGTGACATTTCGTTGTATGCTTGGTATTTTGAATTAAAATTAACAACGTAGTCTATTATTTTAGGCATTTCTTTTGGATACCTATGATAAATAAATAATTTAAACTCAACTCCATCATAACCAAAATTGGGCTGAGAAACATCAACGAAGGCTTTTGTATATTTAACAGGATCTCTTCGTTTTACTTCTTTGATGTCTTTTTCCAGTTGCTTAGATTGAGTGATATACTCTTCTAATTGAGCTAAATTATTTTCATAATCATTATTGAAATCTTCATCTTCCTCTTCTGCCTCATTGATGGCTTTATTCATATGATCTATGTCCTTTTGGAGATGTTTTATATTTTCTTGACATTCCTTCAAATCTTCTTTCTTATCGTCAAGATCATCCTCATTTTTCCATTCAATGAGTTGATTATTAGCTCTTTTTAAGTTAAGATCTTTAATTTTTAGGTCTTTTCTCTTAACTTGCAACTGTTTCGGGGTATTGTTATAAACATATGTTTCATTGTCACATATTTTCTTAACATGATGTTGGGAGTCACGTCCTGTAATCCACCTTATAAATCTCATGACTCTCTTTTTGGCATAACTATGAAATTCTTGATCTCTAATCTTATCATAATTCACTGCTGCTACTACTAATGCGCTGGTCACTAACATTAGTTTCGCTGTCTGATCATAGTTATAAATCGCAGTCCCTACGAATCCTACAGTATTAATCAACAATTTTACAGGTCCTATCTGAAAGATGGAACTAGCTACGTTGCCGAAAAACTTTAGGATTCTTGCCGGACCGGATTGAAATACATAAATCGCTGTGTTAACTACTGATTGATATAATTGTACTGTCATTGGTGTTATTTATGTATTTCGCCACCCCTCCTCGCTATTTTTAATTTTTATTTTGAAAGTTTTAGATCCTTATCATTGATCCGTAGATACCCTCTTCCGAGGTGGGTTCTGCCCACCTCGGTTGAGGGTCCTTGATGCACCTCTACACGCATTAAAGCATGGTAACCTCCCGTATCTGTTACCTCTGTACTACGATTATCAGACTGCTATGACCAGATAGCCTCTGTCCCCTTGACATGATATACCGAATACGATGTCTTGGCTTCTATATAAGCCTAACCTATTCTCCATAGTTCTAGTGGCTTGGCCCCTATGGTAGGTAGAAAATA